TATAGGTCGTATTCTCCGTAAGGGCGAGAATAAAAATCAAGCAACTCTGTATGATATTGCTGATGATATATCATCAAACAATTTGAAAAACTTTACACTAAATCACTTAGTAGAAAGAGTTAAAATATACAATGAAGAAAAATTTGATTATGAAATTATAGAAGTTCGTTTAAAAGATTCCTATGATTAACTACATCCGCCATGATGAAGAATTTTATTTTATAGCCAAACTTGTGTCTGGTGAATCTATTATTGGAAAAGGATTTGCTATTGAACAAGATAGTAAAACACAAATCTATTGTTCAGATCCAATAGAAGTTTTAGTTATTTCTAGACCTACTACAGAAGGTAAAACCGTTAAAGGTGTTACCATGAACAAGTGGATGGAGTTTTCTGATGAAGAATTTTTTATTTTAGATGAAAAAGATATAATAACTATTGCTGGACTATCACAAGAAATGGTTTATATGTATGAACTTTTCATAAAAAAATCGTCCTCTAAAGAAACAGTAGAAGACGAAATTGAAGATAAAAAAGTGGAAGTAGACTCTGATATGGGATTAAAAGGTAAAGTAAATGAGTTGAGAAGTAAACTAGAACAGATATACAAACAAAGCTAAATTAATTATCAACCCTTACAGAGTTATTATACAGATATTTTTTAGTCCTGTCAAGCTTGACAGGATTTTTATTTCAGGATATACTAACTAGGAATTAACACCCCGTATGACCGAAAAGAAAAAACAACACTATCTAGACAATAAAGAGTTTTTATGTGCTCTTATGGAATACAAAAAAAGTGTTGCCAAAGCCGAACAAAAGGGTCTGCCAAAACCAAGAGTCAATAATTATATTGGCGAATGTTTTTTGAAAATTGCAACCCACTTATCATATCGACCAAACTTTATTAATTACATGTATAAAGACGATATGATCTGCGATGGTATAGAAAATTGTATTCAGTACGTAGATAATTTTGATCCAGAAAAATCAAGCAATCCATTTGCTTACTTTACTCAAATTGTTTACTTTGCTTTTCTTCGTAGAATTGCAAAGGAAAAACGCCAAATGGATATTAAGGATAAATTGATTGAACGATCAGGATACGAAGAAGTATTTACTTCAGACGGAGATGATGTAAATAATTCTTACGGTCAAATTAAATCTAACATTGAATATAGTTATAGATATTAATTATGAAAGTTCTTGTTATTACTGATCAACACTTTGGAGTTCGTAATGACTCCTTAGTGTATGTTGACTACTATAAAAAATTCTACAATAATGTAGTAATCCCATTTATCCAAAAATTTAAGATCAAACATGTTCTCTGTTTAGGTGACACATTTGATCGTCGTAAATCAGTGAACTTTAATTCACTTGAAGCGGCTAAGAACATGTGGTTTGATACATTGGAAACCATGGGAGTGCAAATGACCATGTTGGTGGGAAACCATGACATCTACTATAAAAACACTCTCAGAGTTAATGCCCCAGCTCTCTTGTTGGCAGAGTACTCAAACATTCAGATTATTGATAACCCTACTGAATTCAATATTGGTAGTTTGTCTATACTTGGTATCCCTTGGATATGTGATGAGAATCGATCCAGAACTTACGAACTTTTGGAAAAATCTGTGTCACCTCTCTGCGTGGGCCATCTTGAGTTTAACGGTTTTGAGAGTGTTCCTGGAATTGTAATGGAGCATGGAATTGATCAACAACCATTTAAGAAATTTGAAAAAGTTCTTTCAGGTCACTTTCACAATAGATCAAATAAAGGTAATATTTTTTACCTTGGTAATCCGTATGAACTATATTGGAACGATTATCAGTCACCACGCGGATTTCATATTCTAGACACTGATACCTTAGATCTTAAGTTCTATCGTAATCCTTATACGATGTTTGAAAAGATCTATTATGAAGAGAAGACTCATTATATTGATGTGAGTTCTTCTGCAGGAAAGTATGTCAAACTTATTGTGCAGGATAAACAAGATCAAGTTAAATTTGATAGACTTGTAAAAATGCTTTATGATGCTGGTGTTGCTGATCTGAAAATTATTGAAGATCTCTCTATTGAATTTGGAGATACTGAAGAAGACGTAGAAACCGAAGATACATTAACGCTACTAGAGAAATATATAGATGAAGTTGAGAGTAATCTGAGTAAAGAGTCTATTAAGAGCACCATAAAATCTCTGTACCTAGAAGCATGTGAGGTCTAATGTATATTCTAGTATCGAAAAAACATGGTGGAGTATATGCCGTCAAAAATAAAGACGGATTAAAGACAGTTCAAATCTTTGAAGATGAAGATGATGCTGTTAGATACCACGGGCTGTTGCAAGCAGACGATTTTGATGATACACTGGAAGTTAAAGAGTGCGATTCGGAACAAGTCGTACAGAGTTGTGCCCTATACGGATATAACTATTGCTTTATTGAACTCGATGATATTGTATTTCCTCCAACATGATTATTTTCAACATTATTCGCTGGAAAAACTTCCTTTCTACGGGAAACCAGTTTACTGAAATTGAATTAGATAAGAGTTCATCAACCCTAATTCAGGGATCGAATGGTGCTGGAAAGTCTACCATTCTTGATGCTCTCACCTTTGGATTGTTCAACAAACCATTCCGTAGAATCAATAAACCTCAACTCGTAAATTCTATTAATGAAAAAGATTGCGTAGTTGAAATTGAGTTTACTATCGGACAAGTAAAATGGAAAGTTGTTCGTGGTATTAAACCTGCTAAATTTGAAATTTGGAGAGATAATACTCCTATAGATCAAGTTGCAGCTGCAGCGGATCAGCAGAAGTGGTTAGAGCAAAATGTTCTGAAGATGAACTTCAAGAGTTTCACTCAGGTTGTTATTCTCGGATCATCCACTTTTGTTCCTTTCATGCAACTCACTCCTGCATATCGTCGGGAAGTGATTGAAGATATTCTTGATATACAGATTTTTTCTACGATGAATATTCTTCTTAAGGATAGGCTTCGTCAGGTTATTGAACAGCAACGTGAGTGTGGTTATGAACTCAAGTCTGCAGAAGAGAAAGTTAAGATGCAGGAGGACTACATTCGCAATTCGCAAATATCGAATGAGAGTGTAATTGCTATCAAACAAAATGAGATTGCAAAGATTGAAGAAGAAATCTTTGATCTTCAAAAGCAGATCAATATGCTGGAAGTAGAGAATCTTGATATTGATGCTTATACTTCTGAATTTGATACTGTATCCAAACAGATTCGCAAACTGAATGAGTTACACTTTAAGATCTCTCACAATTTAACTGATGCAGAAAAGAATGTAGGATTCTTTCATGATAATGATACCTGCCCCACCTGCACACAAACCATTCAGAAAGAATTCAAAGATCGGAAAATTTCCGATCTTCAGTCTAAATCTGAACAATATGCTGATGCTTTGGTAAAGATGAAAGATCAACTTGAAGAACTGGATAAGCAATATACCAGTCTTCAGGATCGTAGGGATGTCAAGAAGTCAAACACAGCAAAGCTTTTTCATCTTTCTAACATTATCAAAAGAAATGAAAATTCAATTGAATCCCTGAAAAATGAGATTAATCGTCTTTCCGATTCTCCCGATATTGCTAAGATGCAAGGTAAGTTGGAAGTGTATCAAGAAGAGTATTCTCAGACTGAACAACGATGTGCAGAAGTTTCTAAACAGAAATCTGAGTATGAAGTGATTGGTAATCTTCTCAAAGATGGTGGTATCAAAGCCCAAATCATTAAGAAGTACATTCCTGTAATCAATAACCGTATCAATCGGCACTTGACAAACATGGATTTCTATGTTAACTTCACTCTAGATGAAGAGTTCGATGAGGTCATTAAGTCTCGCTACCGTGATGAGTTTTCTTACGCATCGTTTTCGGAGGGAGAAAAACAAAAGATTGATTTGGCTCTTCTCTTCACCTGGAGGGAGATCGCTAGAATGAAGAGTAGTGTTAGCACTAACTTATTAATTCTAGATGAAGTATTTGACAGTTCCTTGGATGCATCGGGAACTGAAGAATTGTTAAAAATTCTTAGGAGCCTAGATAGTTCTACGAATACGTTCGTGATCTCACACAAGGGTGAAATCCTTATCGATAAGTTTGTAAATAACATTCGATTTGATAAGGTATCTGACTTCAGT